TGCTTCAGGATGATAAGGTAACCATGTTCCAACCGGACCAACGTATACATCATGATTTGAGTCACTTTCTCGCAACATTTTACAACGTAATTCTGCTTCTTCTTGAGTTGGAAAGACACCACGCACCTTCAATCCTCGTACACTTGTTTGAAACGAATGTTCTTTAGAGAATTGCTTTTCTAGAGCGTCTTCATTTTTATCTACAAAATTTTTATAGTCGTCGGAGACATCATTTTTTAGGGTACTTTTGAATGTATCAACAAAGGACTCGTATTCTTGATTGAGCTCTTCGATAGAAATATTATATTTATGAGAAACAAAATTAATGAATTCATTAAACTTGGTCATCGATTTATTTGTATCATATTGAGAGACAAATTCCTCAAAATAAAATAATTCCTTTTTCTTAATCAAGAATTCAGGAGAAACAAAGGATAAACAAACGAATTTTTGTTCTGAGATTGGTCTATCTTCTTCTAATAAATCTACATTATTCATTATGGTTAATTGTTTTTTCTATTTATATATTTTTTTCTGTTTATTAATTATAATGTTAAATGTAAAAGAATTAATCAAACGCGTTATAAAATATCTAGTGGAAGGATTGATGGTATCTATTGCCGCATATGCCATACCTAAGCAAAGTCTAAAATTAGATGAAATTGTTCTTATCGCCCTTGTTGCTGCAGCAACATTTAGTATTTTAGATACTTATATACCTACTATGGGTGCTAATGCTCGAACCGGGGCTGGATTTGGTATAGGCGCAAATCTAGTAGGGTTCCCAGGTGGTTTATAAAGTAGGTATAAATTCCCAATCTAAATCTATACATATATTTTTCCATATTTCATCTTGTTCCACTTTTTTTTGTTCTTTTAACATTGGAAAATGTGGTAAATAAGCCATTTCACCCAACAACTCACACAATTTATATAAGGTATAATAATAATTCAAAAAATTTACTCTATCGTTTGGACAATATTTAGAATAAGGAATTTGTATATCCATAAATAAATTACATAATGTATCTTCTAATTTAGGACTCATTACAGGTGGTTTTATACCCAGTCGGTCTTTTATAAAAGGTATATGTTCATAATACTTATTATGTCCTAGCTTCTTTAGGATTTCTTTTGTTTTTTTGTTGGTCAATTCATATAATTCAATACGCTCTTTTTTTACTTGGCTTTCGATTTGCTTTATGATGTCTTCAGGTATATCGGTAGACTCCTTTGCTTGAAATTGAGACAAAATCTCACGAAAATGGTTGATTCTTTTATAAGCATAAAATGATATTTCTTTAGGAGGGTCTTTGTAAGAAGGTTTATCATTATCCACAAAAAAGGTTTCATTGTTAAAACAATTATTACACAACAAAATACCTTCCATCATTAATTTAATCATTTCACCTTTGTTGCATTTGCTACAAATATTATTATCATACATGAAATCATTTATATTGATATTTACAAAATTATTTTTTTTTATATAATTTTGTATACTTTTATTTAGAGAGTTTGTACTAGTATCTTCATCTTTATTAAAAAATCGTTGAATAAGTTTTTTAGGATTTTTATTTTTTTCGATTTGTTGTTTGCATTCAAAATAATTAAATAAATCAGATGAATTGTTTAAAAAATATTTTTTTTTCTTGTTTCGTAGTTGTTTTAATTTTTGGAGTTCCAAATGATAATTTTCATCATCATCATTATATTTAGACATATTGGACAATAGTTTCTTTTCGGACTGATTTAAATCATTTAGATATTTTGTATATAAATTATCTATGGTAAGTTCTTTATTCATTACTATATCTTAAATAGTTTATTTTATATAATAACAATCTAAATATACATTATGGATAAGAAGACTCTTTTTATGTTGAATGCAAAAAAAAATGGTTGGAGAGTAAAGAGAAAAACGTCAAAAACATATGTATTTATAAAAGAACTGTGTAGCGAACATTATTCGTGTAATTATTTGAATAAGTTCTTATATCAAAATTTAATTAAATAAAAATTCATTTTTTTTTTCTTTTACTATTTTATAGAATGGGTGGAGGACTTATGCAATTAGTAGCTTATGGCGCACAAGATGTATATCTTACAGGTAATCCACAAATTACCTTTTGGAAAGTAACTTACCGTAGACACAGTAATTTTGCTATGGAATCCATTGAACAAACCTTCAATGGTCAAGCTGATTTCGGTCGTCGGGTAAATTGCACTATTTCCCGTAACGGTGATCTTGCTTACCGCACTTATTTACAAGTTACTTTACCAGAAATTAACCAAAATCTAAATAATAGTGGTAGTGTATATGCTCGGTGGTTGGATTTCCCTGGTCACCAATTGATTGAACAAGTAGAAGTAGAAATTGGTGGTCAACGCATAGACAAACACTATGGCGACTGGATGCAAATCTGGTGCCAGTTGACCCTTGACAAAAATCAAGAAGCTGGTTACAAGAAAATGGTTGGTCAAACCACCCAATTGACCTTTATGACCGACCCATCGTTCGCAGATGTAGATGGACCTTGCGATTCCAATGCCCCAAGACAAGTATGTGCTCCTCGCAATGCTCTTCCTGAAACCACCTTGTATGTTCCTCTACAATTCTGGTTCTGCACTAACCCTGGTCTTGCTCTACCTCTTATTGCCCTTCAATACCACGAAGTCAAAATCAACCTCGATTTAAGAGCCATTGATGAATGTCTGTGGGCGGTAAATAGTTTGTCGCCAGATTCGTCGTCAGACGTAAAAGTAACCTCGGCTTATTCTCAATCGCTTGTTTCGGCGTCGTTGTATGTAGATTACATTTACCTAGACACGGATGAGCGCAGACGTATGGCTCAAAATCCTGCGGAATACCTAATCGAGCAACTACAATTCACTGGTTCGGAATCGGTTGGTTCATCGTCCAATAAAATCCGCCTCAACTTCAATCACCCATGTAAAGAGTTGGTCTGGGTTGTACAACCAGATTGCAATGTAGACTATTGTGCTTCTACTCAAGGTGATGCTACTCTATTCAAAGCTCTTGGTGCTCAACCATTCAATTACACCGATGCTATTGATGCTCTTCCTAACTCCGTAAAAGCCTTTGGTTCAGATTCGGCGGTTGAAGGACCTAACTCGTTCATTGGTGCGTCCGGTCTTTTCCAACAAGCAGAAGCTCCTAATGTTGAAGCTGGTTCCGCAAATTGGTCTATGGGTGCGGATGCTGATGCGGACTGGGCTATGAATGGTGGTTCGGTAGTTGCGTCCGGTGTATCGGATGCCGGTACTTTCGTATTGGCTGAAACTTCGCTCGACATGCACTGCTGGGGTGAGAATCCAGTTGTAACCGCCAAACTACAACTGAATGGCCAAGACCGATTCTCTGAGCGTGAAGGTACTTACTTCGACCAAGTACAACCATTCCAACACCACACTCGCTCGCCTGATACCGGTATTAATATTTACTCGTTTGCTGTAAGACCTGAAGAGCAACAACCATCCGGCACTTGCAATTTCAGTCGTATTGATAATGCTACTCTACAATTGGTTCTTTCCAATGCCACTGTAGAAGGCACCAATACCGCGAAAGTACGTGTATATGCTAGAAACTACAACGTACTAAGAATTATGTCGGGTATGGGCGGTCTCGCATACAGCAATTAAGTCATTTTAAACTAATTTTTATATAATAGTTCATTGTATTATATAAAATCAACGACTTGTCCCCATCAAACGTACAAAAATATTAATAATATCTAAAAATAAATTCGTAGAAACCAACGGATAATTTGGTGAATGTATACATTGCTTAGCATAACTAAATAGCTTGGATGTATCATACGAAATAAACATTGAAAATAATATTATCACGATATACGATATCATATTGTATAAAGGTCTCGTGTATTGTTGGGTAAACAATAAAAACAATTCTGTGATGATAATTACAATAAGAGCAATCAAAAATCCTAAGGATGCTTTATAATATGTTTTGCGTAAAAAATCGGGTATAACGAATACCAATGAAGACATTGCTAAAAATATCATACAAGTCATTATCAATACCCTCTGTAACACAACAGAATATTCAATCGATTTGAAATAAGGATATAATGTAAGTGATATAGACCCTAAAAATACAAGCCATAATATATGATTCATCAAAAAACCATTTTTACTGAACATTGGACGCATCGACAAGAAAATAATAGATACAATAGCTACCAAAAAAGAAAAAAATATATAAGGCATTATTTGTTGAAATACTTTGGATTCTGGTAAAAGGACATTTAATTGGTTCGGTGTATTTAATCCATAATTATACATATGAATGAAGCAACCTACCAAAGAAAAAGACAATCCTAAATATAGGTAAACATTGGTGACAAAATGATCACAATGTGGTTTATTATTTACAAACGCATATTTGTAGACCATTAATATGAAAAAAAACGTTGTAAGCAATATAAACAAAAGATTATTTTGATAATTCATTATAATATAAGAAGGTTTTATTTTGTATTACTATAATCTTGAAAACGTATTATATTATGTTTTTAATTGTTTTATTTTACGAATTAATTTTGAGTCATACACTATACTATCTCCGTAGTAGATTACTTTCTTGGTACACTTTGTACATTTATAAGGTACTCCGCTGATATACACAAAGAACTCCTTGGGTTTGTAGATAAGACATCCTTCGCATTTATAATCGTCCATGGTTTTTTTATTTTTTCTTTTTTTATTTCAATTTTTATTATCAGATAATTCTTTAAATGCCTTT